ATTTAATAAATGAATTTAAGGCTAAAGAGCCTTTTATATAAATGAAAAATAATAAAAGAAAATTTAAGGGGATTTGGATTCCTGCTGAGGTTTGGGAGTCTGAATCCTTAACTCTTCAAGAAAAGGTTTTCCTTGTTGAGATTGATTCGTTGAATAATGAGAGTGGGTGTTATGCTAATAATAATTATTTTGCTAAATTCTTTGGTCTATCAACAACAAGGGTGTCTTTAGTTATAGGAAATTTAATAAGTAAGGGTTTTGTTCATTCAACAATCTTACAATCAGAGGGAAACAAAAGAATATTAAAGACCTCTTTAACTAAAGATAACAACCCTATCCCACAAAAGTTAAAACATAATAATACAGTTAATAATACATTAAATAAAGAAAAGAATGAGCTTTTTGAAATATTCTGGGAAATATACGATAAACAAGTATCTAAGAAACCTGCAAGAGATAAATTTATTAAACTATCTTTGGATGATTGTAATAAATGCGTTAAGATAGCTCCCTTCTATGTTAAATCAACTCCTGATAAGAAGTTTAGAAAACATGCTTCTGCTTGGTTAAATCAAGAGTGTTGGAATGATGAGGTTTGTATTGTAAGTGATGGCATAACTAATGGGAACTTAAAAGGGATGATTTTATGACCTTTCATGATAATGGCATAACTATAAAAAAGAACTCAGGTCAAGTTAAAACAAAATGCCCTAAATGTTCTTACGATAGGAAAAAGAAATCAGACCCATGTTTATCAGTAAATATAGACGAAGGTGTTTGGAATTGCCACAACTGTGGATGGAAAGGAACTTTAAAACAAAATAATTATATGGAACAAACAGTGTTCGTAAGACCTAAAAAAGTAAAAAAATTATCTAAGTATAGTGATGGAATGATAAAGTATTTTGCAAGCAGAGGTATTTCTGAAAAAACATTAATAGATAATAAAGTGGGAGAAGGTATGGAATATATGCCACAAGTTCAGTCTGAGAGAAATACAATACAATTTAATTACTATAAAGACTCGGAGCTTATTAATATTAAGTATAGGGATGCTGAGAAGAACTTTAAGCTCGTTAAAGATGCTGAGAGGATTCTATATGGCTTAGACGATATAAAAGACTGTGAGGAGATTATAATTGTTGAGGGCGAGGTGGATAAATTATCTTTTTATGAGTCAGGGTATAAGAATTGCGTATCAGTTCCAAATGGGGCTTCAAATTTAAAGTTAGAATATATAAAAGATTTACCTGATAATCTAAAAAAAGTTTATATAGCAACTGATAATGATGAGCCAGGCAGGAAGCTTGCTGAAGAATTATCAAGAAGAATAGGTAGGGATATTTGTTATCGTGTTGATTTCCAAGAGTGTAAGGATGCTAATGAGGCTCTTGAACTTGATTTGTCATTATTTATTAAAAATGCAAAAGCTTATCCATTACAAGGGGTTTTAGGGGTAGATAGTTTTGATATTGATATTGATGATTTATATAAGAATGGACTACAGAGAGGAGATACTACTGGCCATGCAACATTTGATAATTTATTTTCATTCACAACCTCTCAACTAACAGTAATAACTGGAGTGCCTACTCATGGTAAAAGTAATTGGCTTGAACACATGTGTATTAAGTTGGCAGCTAATAATGATTGGAAATTTGGGGTATTTTCTCCTGAGCACTACCCTTTGCAGTTACATTTTTCTGTTCTTGCAGAAAAGTTTATTGGTAAATCATTTAGAGATTTGAATAAATACGAAAGAATGTCAAGGAATGAGCTTAATCAGGCAAAGAAGTTTATATCAGAAAGCTTTAACTGGATTAGACCTGAAGGAGATATATTCACTATAGATGCCATATTAGAGTCAGCAGCAGGATTAATTAAGAGACATGGTATAAAGGGGTTGATTATTGACCCTTACAATAAAATTAGTGCTCCTTTTGGCTCTCAAAGTGAGACTCAGTATATTAATGAGTTTTTAACTAAACTAACTATATTTAAACAAAAATATGATATTCATATATTCTTGGTTGCTCATCCTCGTAAAATGCAGAAGAAGGATAATGGATTGTATGATGTTCCCACCCTATATGATATTGCAGGTTCAGCTAACTTTTACAATCAAGTAGATAATGGGATAACTGTTTATAGAAATTTTGAGACAGGATTAAGCCATGTATATGTGCAGAAAGTTAAGTTTAGACACATTGGAGAGATAGGGGAGGCTGTATTTCAGTATAACATGCAAAATGGTAGGTATAACGAACTTGGGGAGTCAGTAGATAATTCTCCTTACATAAAAAATGATTATGAGTTGCATATATAAAATATTTTCCGTATAATTGTATCGTGAAAAAATATAAATCAATTAAATGGATATTAAGGAGGCAAATAGAAAGTAATGCTAATACATTCTGGACTTGGGATAAGAGTGTTAATGAAAACTTCACTTGCATATATCTAGCTTATAATGATGCCTTGCCTATATATACTCCTTCTCAATTATTAGATGAAATAGATATTGAATTAAAAATAAAAAAATGACAAAAAAAGATAATGAAGAAAAAATGAGGGTTTTTATAGACCTAAAAACATCTGGTAACGCTAAAGGTGGTTTATTTATGAAAAACAAAATATTTCACAAAAAAATTATAGAAATAGAATTACCTGGAGTTGAAAAGGTTGTTGGAATTGTTTATGATGAAACAGATAAGATAGAATTTATAACAAAATCATTAGAGGAAATAAAACTCCTTGAAGATAATAAAATTTTAAAATAATGGCAGAGCACAATAAATATTACTACGAAAAAGGGAGAAACGGATATGAGTATAAATTAACAACAACAACTATGGATGACTTTAAAGATAGTAGAGTTCCTGAATATTATAAAGGTAAAAATGGATATGAAGCTCGTAAAGTTTGTGATAACTTTGAACTTCCCTACCACCTCGCTACAGCCACTACATATATAATCAGGGCATATCATAAGCACGAAACACCTGTAGATTGCTTAACTAAAGCAATAGCACATTTAGAATTTGAATTAGAGAAGGTTAAGAATGGTTGATAGTAGTGATAAAAATTTTAATAAAGGAAAATTTAGTAGAGAGGAGTTTGATAAACACTTTATAAAAGATGATGACTTTAAAAAGACAAGTTGTTGTAATAGGGCTTGGTATAAAACAAAGAAGCACTACAAGTGTCCTGGTTGTAAGAAAGTTGTAACTGAAGATATTATAGCTCGTGGGCTAATGCAAGGTATTGATACAATGATGAAGGCTAAAGAAAAAGAAGAAAAAGATGAAAAAACTAAAAATCTCCCCAGTCCCAAAGCCAAGAATGACAAGGGCTGACACTTGGAAAAAAAGACCATGTGTAATGAGATATTGGGCTTATAAAGACCTACTAAGGATTCTACTTAAAGAAAACGATATAGTTATTAAAGACAATATATGTATAGAGTTCCATGTGGCTATGCCTAAATCTTGGAGTAAAAAAAGAAAGGATAAGGTAAATGGAATGTATCATCAAAAGAGACCTGATGTTGATAATTTACTAAAAGGGTTTATGGATGCTATTTTTGAAGAAGACTGTCATATACATACTGTGTATGCTAAAAAATATTGGTCAATAGAGCCTTCAATAACTATATTAGACTGCTAAGAGTCCTAATGTTATTGTTAGGGTTAAATTTATCTCTTTGTTTGTAAACTATATTCTTAGCCTGCTTCTCAGATATATCATATTTTATTGATAAATCAATAAATGTATTTCCTACATGACCTCTATTTTGAACTATATATTTGTCAAAATCTTTAATCATCATGTAATTTCTTAAAACTTTAGGAGGTATAACTCCAAATTCAGAAAGATGATATATTAAGTCCTTTAAACCAAAAGTCTCTCCATATCTTTTTTCAAGTTGATTATACAGAATTTCTGCAAATTCAAAGACCACCTTTTGTTTATTTGGCATTAGTTTGTTTTTTCATTCTTAACATAG